GAGGAGAGACCATTTGTTGTAGATCCATACATCGCTGAAGCAGGAACCCAAATAGTTTCTGTGCCCGCAATTTTAACTGCTGCTGATCCTGATTTAAGAACTCCTGTTCCTTTAGGATTTATATTAATACCAACGTTAGTTTCACCGGTTGCAGAAATAATTGGACCTGCAACTCCAGTAGCAGCATTTGCTATAGTAAGTTCATTAACTGCTGAACCTGTTGCAGTAAAATTAATTAATTCATTTCCGTTAGTATCTAAAATATTAGTACCAATTTTTGGTGAAGTTAAAGTTTTGTTAGTTAAAGTTTGTGTGCCATCAAGAGTAACGGTCCCCATTCCAATGTCGACTATGTCAGGGTTAGTACCATCATTACCAGCGGCATAAATAATTTTAGTTCCTTTATCAGTAGCTGACCAAGTTACGCTTGAACCAGAACCTGATACATATTTAAATTGAACTGTATATGCGCCTGATGATCCGTTTTCTATAATATAAAAAGTTTGAACGTCTAAAGGAATAGTTACTACAGTAGCTTCCCCAATGGTTCCTGTGAATTTTATAATTCTGTGTGCAAGAGTAGCTCCTGTTGATCCATCACTTACAGATAATGTAGTAGGGGTTGATGCTATAGATTGTTCAATATAACCACCTGAAATTTGTTCAATGATATCCCAGTTAGTATTAGTTAATGTACCCCATGTGCCGGCTTTTTCGCCAGTTGTCATTAGCTGAACGCCTAGAGGTGTATAATTTGATCCCATATTGTTAATCTCCTATTTAAGCTACGTGCGTAATATCTGTATACGCTGTGTACCCTGTTATGTCAATGTCTTTATAACCTAACGGAGAAACGCCGCTTGATCCCAAACTACCAGTAATTAAATATCCAGTCAAGCCTATAGACATCTCGGTAGGAGCTAAAGTTCCTGTGGATCCTGTAATTGCAATACCGGATAATCCTACTGTGATATAATCTATCGCAGGTAAAGTACCTAAATATGATGTTGCCCCAAAACCACTTACTGCAACTTTTTGAACATCTCCTGTGGCTACAGTAGCTAGAGTCATGGTTCCTGTTAATCCAGATAACCCTACAACATCTGCTGGAGCAATAGATCCTACATGTCCTGTTATAGCTTGACCTCCTAATCCTTGTGAATGATCGGCTCCATTATTAATAGATAACGTTCCTCTAGAAAGAGTGCCTAATAAAGAGGTAGTAAGACTAAATATAAAATCGTAATTAAGTGTTAAAGAAGTATTTAACGCACCAGTCATTGAGAGACCTGTTAATGGCTCTCCAAGTTCTATGTTTACTATACTTTCTTCTCCCCAAGCATCATTGCCCCAAGTACTTCTACCCCAGCCTGCACCACCTATTAGGCCAGTCATTTCGAATCCTGTAAGATCAGCTACCGTTGTAGTATTTTGTCCCCAGTTACCAATACCCCATTCATCTCTACCCCAACCTTCTTCTGATTGAGCATAAGCTAGAGTTCCTAAAGATGCGGCGATTGAATATCCAGTAACGGCAACAACGGGATCATGACTATCTCCCCAGGGTTCTTCTCCCCATCCAGCTCGACCCCATCCTTGTTCAGAATAAGCTGCAGGAGTTCCCAGGCTACCAGTAGCACTTAAGCCACTTAAACCAGAAACAGTGAAATTATTTTGTTCACCCCAGTTACCTTGTCCCCAGGTTGTGCCGGATTCTCCCCAAGAATTAGCCATAAGGATGTTCTCCTTACGACGTTATTCGGATAATCGCGTCGGATGAATCGTTAGTTGGAAATTGAATTGTGAAAGTTCCAGATGAAACTGTTTTATCTCCACCGAAATCAATCGTAGCTACTGACGCATTTGATGTCAGACCTGAAATTGAAGATGAATTATAGATTAAACAACCCCGAGCTGTGAAAGAAGCCGATGTCCAAGAAGTATCTGAAAAATCAGTGTAAGAAGTTACCGTACTTTTAGCAACGCCTGTGTTAGTTAAAGCATTTCCACCTGCAGAATACCCAGATCCAGAAACTTCATTACTCGCAGCATAGGCTGTTGTTGTCGAACCTAAAGTCGCACTATTAGTGAATAATGCAATTTTAAAAGCACTGCCTGCAGGAGTATCTCCAGAAGCATTAAAGCTATGATAGCCTCCTAATAACTCTTCTTTAAAAGTATTTGTTAACGATGATGTTATAGCCATAATATTTGTCTCCTAATTTACGGTGACGGAGATTTGATCGGAATTCTTACAGTACCATCTGTATAATCGTCTCGTCTTCGTCTACCAATTTGCATTGCTGCAAACTTCTGTACCTCTTGTTTATATTTATTTTCATATAATGTCAACATATCCATGGGGCCTTTTAAATATCCATAAGCCTCAGCCAAGCAACCATATAGGAGGCCCTGTGGAAAGTTTAAACTAATGAAATTTGTATCGGTTCCCTCTAAAGTAGCCGGCATTGCGTTGTAATATATACGAAATCTGTAGGTTGCGTCAGGAGTCGGGGCTAAAAGAAGTCCCCCAGATTTAGTATCACTTAGGCCTGTGGCACCCCCAAACATCGCATAATATTTAGGAAATCCAGTCACATCTTGACCTGTACTACCTCCTTCTGTACCTGTTAATCTATTTACATACTCACCAAGATAACTCTGGTCCTTTTTTTGTAAAAAAGTTCCTTCTCCTTCAGTATTAACTGTAGATTCAAATACTTCAACAGCTCTTACAAATAAACAGCCTGCAGGACAATTAATTGTATTATCATCAACTGCTAAACCTCCTTCTGATGTTTTTCTATCCGCATCAATAGGGACATCTAACATAATTCTTTGTTGAGCATTAAGAATAATATTTTCTAAAATATCGTCTGTTAAGATATTACTATCCACTTCCGTGTAATTTCTAATCATTGTTCTTAATGTTGATGCACTTATTCCTGACATTATGCTACAATCTCCCTACACGCTCTACAGCTTTTTTTATATCTATTATGAGTGTTACAGTGTTCAGGTTTTGGAGAAAGAATAGATTCTACTACCTCTTCTTTTTTTCTTCCGAATAAAGATTTTAAAAATTTAATAATCATTATGCTCTTCTTTGATTAACTGGTCCTACGACGCAATTAATTCCGCCTCCTGTTTCAGTTGTAGAGGCAGCCGAGGGCAAAGTCAATGTAAAGCTATTATATTGAGTTACCGTTGGTGGCTGACCTGCTTGTTTAATTGTAGTCGAAACTCTTGAAGCAATTTTATGGGATCCAAAAACTTCAGCTCCGCTAGTGTGAGAACGAGCTGTCGTACTTATAGGAGTTGCTCCTCTATAAGGTGCTGCTGTTCCCCTTGTGCATCCAGTTAAATCATTACTGGATTTTCCGGTATATTGAATTGTTTCATTAGCCAACTTACCAACTAATAAAGGATCACTGGTATCACTGGAAGTTAAAACTTTTCTAATAACAATATAGCCACTTGTTGGAAAACTAGAAGCATCGGTTAAAGTAATAGTAGTGGCACTGGAAGTAATATCTCCATTTAAAGTGGTATTTAATTCTAAAGCTGTAAGTGAAACTCCTCCTACTGCTTGTTTAACCTCTGTAAATCTTACCTGATCGTTAACTTCCAGTCCACCAAAAGGAAATGAAAAAGTTAATGTTGTAGTTCCAGCTGTTGAGAAAGGATTATTAGGTAAAAAATCTTCAGTCGCAAATTCAGTTCTTGCTGGTCTTGCATGTTGTAAGGCTTGAGGGTCAGCACTGGTTGGTTTAGGACTTAACTGAGGAGATTTAGGTTCAAACTCTGTATAATGAACCCAGGCACCATTCCATTCTCTAACCATTTCTTGATAAGGAAAAGCTAAACCTGATCTATCGGAGATCATCAATGCAAATCTACCTTGTGAAAATGTAGTCATAATTAAGCGTTAATTAGGATAGTAAACCTTTGGTGCGATATATGTACTTGTAATATCCGCATCTTCTTTTACGGCTCTAGCCAATTCATCCTCATATAATAATTTTAATTCTTGTGTTCTTTGAGGAGCATTTTTTTGTGATAAATAATAAGCTAATCCTGCACACATACATGGAACAAATCTATAAGGAACATCTGTTGCATTTGTGTAAGCTCCTGCATCTTGAATTCTTTTGACATAATAATAATTTATTTTATTACCATCTTCTGCAGCACCAGGTGTTAGGTATAAAGTAATAGTTGTTTTATCAATAAATCTTTCTACAAAATATTGAGTAGGAATTCCTTTAGCTGTTTTATTAGAAAATCCTTGATATTGAGATCTGCTTATTGCAGTCATGGGAGTAGTAACATTATTAGAAGTAACTTTGTAATTAGCTTCTAAAACATTATCCACACCGTACACAGCAGTAGCATCAGAAGTGCCATCGGCTGTTGATCTATACATGGTATAGACAGCTTGACCATCCACTAAGGTAATATCATTGTTTGCAACTTCCCAATAATGAAGACCTCTGTTTCCCCATTCAGAAAATAATATATTTAAAGATCGTTTAGCTGTTTTTAATTGATAACCTGATACGTTTTGAATTCCAATTCTTTCGTAAGATTCTTCTACAATTTCTTCAATTGGAAGAGTCTTGTCAAAAGTATAAGACTGAGAAGTAGTGTTAGCCATCTAACCCTACCCATAGTAAACGGTTACGTGCGTCACTATTGCGTTAGTTACTTTTAAACTTGTGTTCGCTTTAATTCCTGTTCCCGGAAGTAATACATTGTGAAACTTAGGTTCTTTATGATCCGTTGTATTTGTAGCTGGTGTATTAATAACCCATATAGTTGATGAATCATCTAAAAAAGTTATTGTTCCGACTGCCACATTTGAAGGCACCGTAAAGCTGCATCCTAATACTCTCGCAGGACCATTGAACACCGTATGGGTATTAGCGGTAGTAATATTGTATGTTTTTATATCCACTGGATATGTACTCATAATTTTCTCCTATTTATGCGAGCTCCCGAAGGAGCTCACAAATTTTATTTATTACGCACTAAAAAGAAAAGTACCTGTAACTGCTAATGGATCTTTTGCAAGATCAGAAGCAATGTTCCAAATACCGTCTTCAAAGCATGTAAAATATATATAACAACCACTTGTTAATATATTAGTTGTAGCGTTCGCGGGTGTGAAAGTCATTTTCGTTTCATCCGCGATAGATGTATCAATAGTTACTTCACTACTTGAAGTGGTTTCAATTTTTGAACCAGTTCTGAAAACATCACTACCTGCACAATCAAAGCTAAGCGCAGCCACTGATGCGTGAGCTGTGTCGTTTGATTGAAGATGCACTACTATAGTTCCTGAAGTTGCTGCTGGTAATGTTACCGCTTGAGCAGCTGCTCCTGTGTAGTCGTTAATCGTAATTACATTAGCTGCATAAGTTAATGAAGCTGACGTTGCCACCGCAGTAGCAGTTAAACTTGTAAGGTCTGGTTTCATTCCTACAAACCTTTTAGTTATAACTCCTGTGCTAGCAGCTTTATTGATCTGTTGAAATCCATTTTCGGATCGCACCGGACCATTAAACGATGTATTTGCCATGATTATAATCCTCCTAGTTTATAGATCTAGTCTCTAGGCCGTCGACTATACTCGTCTAGATCTAATTTAATAATTGTATAGTAATATTTTTATAGCGCACTTTTGAATAGAGCGCAAGGGATTACGTGGTATGGAGATAGTTTCCGGATGTAGCGTTTTATTTAAGTGGCTACTGACACTTCAGGCCTTGCATCGATAATCTTATTTCTAAGATCTTCTATACGAGCTTCTTCAATTTTAATCTGAGTAATGATCTCTTTAATTGCATGATCAATTCTCGTCATTTCTAGAGTATATTTTCCTGATTCGTTATACTCCTGCTCCCAACTTAACTCCAAGGACTTCTTTTGTTTGTACAGGTCTTGGATCATTTATAACCTCCTCATAGGTTATCCACTTACCTTTTTTACTGGTAAATCCATCAGATTCGAACTTTACCTCATTTTTTCCCAGCTTGTCAAGGATAGAATTCTCAATATCTTGAGGGGTGTCTTTACACTGAACCATAAAGTCAGCGTAATAACCGTGATATCGGATTTGAATTCTAAAGTTTTTCATAGGTAATTTCTTACTTTATAGACGAAATGAGGCAGTTTTGAGGCCGCCTCATTTCTAATTTGTTGCTTAAGTATTAAGCACCTTCAACACCGAAGATACCTCTAGGGTCTGATACGCCAAAAACGTATCTTTCTCTAGCTTTGTATCTAACGTTGCCAGTATCGAAATCTCCTTCCATTTTAGTCGTTAATGGGGATCTATCGAAATGCTTCATACCATTAGGCACATCTGTGATTATGTACCAAGAGTCAGAATCAGTTAGGTAGTTATTCACTCTATAACCTTGAGGAATCATACCCATTGATCTAACTGCGTTGATATCATTATCAGCCGTTGCAGTTCTACCTTCAGATTTCATCAATCTTTCAGCAGTAAACTGATTAGCAGATGGAACAATCATCTTCACACCTTTTGCAGCAATTTTTAAACCTCTTTCATCAGTCATTGCAGCGATATCAATTAACGCTTGCTCTAATGAAGTTTCGTTTAAGTCTGCTTGAGTAGCGAGAGTGTTTGCAACATTCCCTGCTATCGTTGGGTGCGCAGTGCTAAATAATGAAACAGCGTCTCCAGAATCAAAATTATCTGTTGTAGGTAATCCTTGATTCAAAGGGACAGCAGCTTTCACTTGTTTAGTGTTTGCCATCGATCTTGCTAATGCTTTTGTGTATCTAGAAGCAAGTCTGTCGTACAGGTTATCTTCAATAGCTTCCTCAGTGATTGCGAAAGCGAGAGCAATTGTCTCGTTCGTATATCTTGCTGTGAAAGTTTCTTGCGCATCGTCATAAGTTACCCCTTGTCCTTCTGGTTTAACTTGTGCGTTTGCGAAACCTGACAACATTACTTCTTCTTCAAAAGCACGGTCAGATGATTCAGTGACGTATATTTCCGCCGACTGATTTTCGTATTGTTTGTACTCAAGTCCAAATAGTGCATTTAGACCTGGTTCTAGTTCTTTAACTAGCTGATTACGTGATATTGCCATTGTCTATGCTCCTATTATGTTAACGTCCCTAGGTTGTAGTAGATTGATTCATTCAATCTTACAATCCAGTTACTGTTAGCAGAACCTGTGTCGCTGTTATCTGGGTCTTCAGATAGACGGATTATTCTCCATTGAGCTGTTGATGTGGCAGCAGTGCCAGATAGCTCCATAGCAGAAAGTCCACTAAGTGTTGAACCTGCAACATATGTATTCTGATCAGCCAATTTTCCGCAAGAGGCTTGAGTCAGAGTACCAGCGGTTTGAACCTCATATAATTGTTGAGGGTTATCAAACACAAACGCGTCTATTTTTCCAGTCGTGATATTTACAGCGCCTGGATAATAGGCTTTCCATGTAGGCTTAGCAGTGGTTGGGTCAATGTAATAACAGCCATTGAAAACACCAAGGTTAATCGTAGTAGCCGCGATTGAGCCAAAAACAAATCCTGCTACGGATGCTGTTCCTGCTCTGTCTGTCGCTGAGCCATCACCCATGCCAAGTAGATCGCCTTGAAATATGGCGTTAGTCCAATTGTCATTGATTTGATACTTCGATGTACCTTGTGTTTCATAGCTAGATCCCATGCCGCCAACAGCTTTAAAGCCGAATGGTGCGTCTTGGTTTGCCATGTTAGTTCTCCTTGTGTCTAAAACTAATTAAAGTTTTAAACGGTTAATAAAAATTCGTTGGTAGGGAGTTGTTATCCCGAGAAGTAAAACTCTACTTCTTTGTACCACCGAAGGTTGTACGAGACTGTCTATCAATATTGATAGGCATACTCTTATGCTGTTCCTTCAGTAAATCGTTATCAACGGCTTCGATCTGTTCCATTCCTAACTTTTTGAAATAGTCAGCTCTTGCTTGCGCGACTTCCTCCGGTACCCTTGTTAGCACAAGGCCTCCGTGCCCGATCACCCCGGCATATTTACCATCTTGAATTGCTGGGTAGTCATCTTCTGGATATTCGTCGGCTCTTACTAATTCATACCCGGTTCTTAAGCGTCCTTGTATGTTTTTCGTGTCGACGTACCCTAAGATTTCTGCCCTGACCCATCTGTGTCTGAATCCAGTTGGTGCGTTGGGTGTATCTAAGTACGATGGTGGAGTCCAAACTACTTTACGTTGTGTTTTTTCTCTTGTTTGGCTCGCACGGGAAGACTTATTTGTTTCTTTTTTCATATGCTATTCCTCCTTCGTGAGTTGTAATTGTCTTGCATACTCTTCTAGTGGCACCCGTAACTTTTTAGCTATTGCTACCTGTGACGGTGTGAGTTTTACAGTTTTGCGGCCAGCCCTTGTACTACGCGTTGCAGAGGCAACGTTTTGTGTAGGTTTGCTAACCGGTTTGTCTCCCTTATTATTACCAAATTTGTGGGGAAATTCAAGTCTTATTCTTTTATCAATTTCCTGGTAATATGAATCCGATTTAGGATCATATCCTTCTTCTTCAGTAAGTTTTCGGTGTAAATCAAATGCAGTATAAGTCATAGCATTATCTTTACCAAACCACTCGTTTTTCTCCGCCCAATCCTCTGCTTTTGGATCTGGTGGAGCAGATTGTTGTTGATTAAATGGTTGAGTTGCAGGTTTAGTCTTATCGGCTGTTTCTTCTATTTTCTGTCTGCTTTTGATTTCAGCCAATTTCCCTTGCTCATAACCTAATTGGGAAATAGCTGTTAAAGCCTCTACTTCGGCTTTCTTATCATCAGCTTCTCTAGAAGCAGCCAGTTTAGCTTGAGCAGCTGCAAGAGAAGATTTTATTCTTCCTTCCATTTCTGCTGTGTAGTCTCTATCCATAGCAGACCCACGTTTAACTAAGCTGTCTCTTTCTACCATAACACGTTGAGCATATTGAACGGCTTCCTCACGTTGACGTTCTGCTTCACGCATTTTTCTAGTAAGTTTAGCGATACGTTTCTTCACGCCTTCGCCATACTCATCCATTTCTTTCTGTTGTTCTGTATCTTGTTTTGGTTCTTCCTTGGCTTCTTTTACTTCTTCCTGTTTTTCTGGTTCTTTATTGTCCTTGCTATCTCGAACATCCACTGACTCATCCAATTTCGTAGATGTGTCATTGGACTGATTACTGTCTTGAGTAGTTTTTTCATCTTTTACTTCTCCTCCTTCTTTCTTACCTAAATCAATTTCAGCACCTTCTTTTTCGCCTACATCAACTAGATCAGTATTTGTTTTTTCTACGTCTGGCATAGTTTCTCCTATGGTTAAAATTCGTGGAATATATCTTCAGGGTTTTCCACGGTCGCTAAGACTTCGTCATCATTTAAAAGTCTTACCTCACCCCCATCTATCTTCATTCTAGATCCGGCATATCTAGCAAAAATAACCCAGCTCCCTTTTTTACACCAAGGTCCTTTAGGGTATCTTTCTTTATCTTTATAACAATCCG